TCTGGTCGTAAGTGTCCTGATCTAGGATGTCAGAGGCAATGATCTCATCCTTTACGTTTCTGGATGTGATGGTTGGATTGCCAGATGCCCCATTTATCGTGTAGTTGAACGGCATCCATAGCCTACGCTGATGGTAGACAGCCCAAGGGGGTGTGGGCATATGGGTGAAGCCTAGACCAATCGACTGACGCTTACCAACGGAAACAGTGGCTCCAGACGCATTCGCGGCATCAGCCTTGAATTTGAACGTATAAGGAGATGAAGTCGTAACCTCATACACCCGATACTCGGTAAGGGGATTTAGATCAGTTGAACCCTTATCGCTGACAGTTACCAAATCCCCAGCCGACACGTCATGTGCCACGGAAGTCGTGATGGTGACAACTCCTTCTGAGATTCCACAATTACCAGAATCGTCGTAAACGAGGGGTTGGGTGTAGGAACCATTGGAAACCAACGTGAAAACCGGAGTGGTTGTCAGATTGGTTCCATCCCACTGAAATGCTACGCGACCATCCCTAAACAGAAAGAGATAGTTGAATGCCTGAATGACTTCACAGGTTGAATCAACCGTCTGACCAGAGGGGTAGTTGATGTTGTAAGAGACGGTCGTATCGCTCGTTTTTACAAGAATTGCCTTGGTATTCGTAGCAATAACCACATACTCCGTGTTGGAGGTGGACGGGTCTGAATAGAGGCAAGTTCCATACACCGCGTTCACTGCCCCGTCGTTTAGACTGAACGGAAGCGAGATGGGTAGTACGGGGGCACTAGCCCCGCTCGTAATCGTCGCAAAGACGTTCCTATAGCCCTTGCGGGTCTGCCAAGCCCCGTCCAAATCCATGCGACCGTTCTGGCTGACGGCCACTTCCCCAGACTTCAACTGGTCAGGGCGAAGCCTCTGATTGAGACGGACAAAAGCCGTATCTCCGTCATCAACAAGCTGACTATCCAGCCTTCCGTATGAGGCGTATCTTGGCATACGCCCATTCTACCGCAGACCGCTTATCGGACGGACTTGCGAGCGAAGTGCGTGCCCTTGATCGTACCCTTATTTTGAGCCGCGTAGAAGACTTCTTTGCCCTTCTTGGGGCCGTACTCGGCCTTCATCGCGGCCATGATCTTCTTACCTTTTTTAGTGAGGGGCATCTTATTTGCAGGACTTGCGGTGGCAACAACCATTGCCCTTCATGCCCTTCTCAGAGCCGTATTCCATCATGCGCTCACGCTTGCTCTCGGACTTTTCGTGACGCACCATCTGCTTCTTCGACTTGTAACGCTCGCCTGATTTGCTCATAACTTATTTTAGCATCCCCATGCGCGCCTAGACCAGTAGTTCGCGCTCAGTTTGTTGTCTGTACCCTTGATGCCTCCAGAGCGGACACAGTAGGATTTCTTACGCTCAGGAGAAGATTTCTTAATGGTCATGTTGGCGTCGCCAAAACGAATGACCTTTGACTTTCCGTTCTGACAGGCGCGGACCACGGACTTCTTGCCTCCTTGAACATCCCGACGAGGCTTGTTGCAGGGGAGGTTGCGCGGATTCATCGCTTGGAACGACGATATCGTACCACAATGGAATAGACACCAGCCGTAATAGCCAGCAAGCTGGCAAAAATCCGCAAAGCCCAGTCCAGTTGTTCCTGCCAAGCTGCAATGGAAGATGTCGCGCTCACCATAGCCAGCACATCACTTCCAATCTGTCTGGCGTGAAGATTCATTTCACACCCCTAACCGCCATCTTCTGCTCGGTACGAACCCCGAACCAATAGCCAACTGAGATGGAGAACATCCCAAAGGTGGAGGTGATAATGAAACTCATAAGCTCTGGATTGCTATCACGATACCATACCGCGAGTGCTAATGAGCTAACCCAGAGGGCTAAGGTGAGGCCCGGTCTGAAGAGGGCTAGTATGTCAGATGCGACGTTGGAGGAAGGCTTGAGTCCAGCCTGAGCCTTGATGGCTTCCGTGAACGACTCCGCGTTCTTTTCCTCCGTAGTCTGGCGTAACGCTATATCCGCCTTCTGGAGGTCAATCTGGGAGGCCAGTTTAAGCTCCTCCATCTTCATCGCATGGTTGTCCTTGGCCTCCTTCATGGACAGCCATTTCTGGAAAATAGCACCCCCTAGGCCGAGGATGCCCCCTACGGGGCCTGCTAGAAGGGTGCTAAGGTCCATGCTCTAAAATGCCCAGAAAGGGCGTTTCCTTGCGTTTTAAGGCGTTTTGTCGTCTTCCGAGGAGGAGGGTACTGCCTTGAGCTTCAAGGCCTCCAAAAGCTGTTCTGCGCACTTCTTTACCAATTCGTGATCGGCAGCGTTAAGGGGCGCAAGACGCGCCGCGTTGTACAGGGCATTGAGGGCTTGGTTATGGTCCATGACGCTAAATTGAGTAAATTCCCTATAAATGTCTAGTTGATTTTAAGCCTGTAGCCTACCACAGCCGTTCCTAGGTAGTTATCGTTTGTCACCCGAGACCAGCTCTCTGACAATCGTGAACTGTCCCCAGACATGAGCCAGCCATACTTGTCCTTGAGCGCGGCCCTATGGATGATGGGCTTGTCGTGATAGGTGGCTGAATAAACCAAAATGTCCCCAATCTTTACTTCATCAAACTTGCTCACGGTGACGACGTATTCCCCACCCTGAAGCAAAGGCTTCATGGAGCCTGTGTAGCCCACAGCCCACACCTTTCCTCCTAGCTTAGTTGCCGCGTCCTGAGCCTCCCAAGAAGCCCTATTGGACTCGTAAACAGGGAAGTCGTTCCTAACAGGCTTCCACCCAGCAAACAAAAGCCACCCCGCACCAATTAAGGCAACGTAGGTGGCTAGACAGAACGGAAGCTTGGTGAACGCAGCTTTTAGCTGCTCACGCACGGGTCAGACCGAGGTTGGCGGCAATGGCGTCCAGCTGAACCTTGTCGTCATCCGCATCAGCGGGCCAAGCATTCCATTGGTCGAGCGTCATGCTCACGTTGCCGTTCTTCAGCACCGTGACGATGGTCTGCTCGTCCTGAGCCGCGATCAGCACCGCGCCGGTGGTCGGGTCAAGCTGCTCGGCGACGGGAGGAATTACCACGACGTTTTGGAGCTCGTAGAAAAAGCTGGGAGGTGGCCCGAGCGTGATGGAACGGATCAAAAGGACGTTGGCCGTGCTGGGGAATACAGATACAGGAACGATGGAGGTTTGCATTAGTAGATTGACAAGTTAAGGGTCACGCTAGACTGTTTGAGTATGCCACCCAAAGTTGATCTGACTGGAATGAAGTTTGGTCGTTTGACGGCCATTGAACGAGCGACGAATCCACGCCGCCATGTTAGCGAGTGGGTTTGCCGGTGCGAGTGTGGCCAGACGCGCAATGTACCCACCGACAAGCTCAATAACGGCAATACCAAAAGCTGCGGATGCCTTCAGCGCGACAAGGCTGCGGAACGCCTTAAAACGCACGGAATGAGCAAAAGACCGGAATACAACATCTGGCGATCCATGCGCGAGCGTTGCCGAATCCGTCCTCATCCTCGGTACGGACAGCGAGGCATTGATGTCTGCGACCGATGGTTCAACTCGTTTGCCGCCTTCATGGAGGACATGGGACCGCGCCCCACGCCGAAGCACACGATTGAGCGAATCAACGGCGAAGGCCATTACGAGCCGAGCAACTGCAAGTGGGCGACGTGGGTTGATCAGAACAACAACAAAACCGGAATCCGCAAGGTCACGCTTAACGGCGAGGCCGACACCATTGCGAACTGGTGCCGACGCCTTGGCATTAACCGCGATACTGTTTCTAACCGGATTCACAATCTTGGTTGGTCGTATGAGGATGCGCTGACGAAGCCGGTTAAGTCCCGACCAGCACCTTGTAAGTGTTCCCAGCCGAATCTTGCAGCGTAACGTATCCCGTGGCCGTAGGAGCCCCCGAAACGTAAGCGTTATTTAGACGAAGCGCACCGGCTAGGATGCAACGCTGGCTGCTGTCGAGGGTCAGGGCGGTGGTGTTGCTAGACTGAAAAACAAGCGATGAAGCAGCCTGCTCCGAATTAATAATTACGTTTGTACCATTAAAATAAACGTAGGCTTTTCTGGTTCCGCTTACAGCAAGCCCAAGCAGCGGAGATGATCCATCAATGTAAAGAAAACCTCCGATTGCGCCACGATACAACGCCGTATCCGTCCCAAACCCAATCCCGCCCGACTTGTCGTTATGCGTGGCGAGTTCCAGCTTACCGCTGCCAGAGGCGGACGTCGTGCCGAGGAGGAGGTTGCCGCCGCTGGTTACCGTAAGGCGGTTTGCACTATTCCCAAAAATCGTTAAATCATTGCTGCTGACAGGCTGATAGATAATCCAGTCCGTCCCGCTTGTACCGCCCGAAAGCTGCAACGCCACTTGACCCTGTGACTGCGTTGAGCGGGTGACGTAAAGATAGCTGTTTCCGGTGGTGGTGCCGGTCGTGAGCGTTCCCGCCACGCTGCTAGTCCCCGTCCCGCTGACGGTGAGGTTGCCGGCGAGGGTGCAGCTCTTGTCAGTTCCGAAATTGGCTACGGTCTGGTTATTTGCTCCAAAGATAAGAGCGCCGGGCGACCGATTGTAGACGTAAGCGTCAGAAGCACTGCCGATAATATCTAAAGCGGTGCCAATAGAACCGCCGACGCCGATGGTGCCTCCCCCAACATAGAGATTCCCTGCCAAACTATTTGTGCCACCTCCGTTTGCCGTGAAGTTGCCGGCGAAAGTGGTGTTAGTCGTGCCAGCAGGATTTGAGAGAACAACGGTTCCTGAAGCGTTCAGCAATGTAAAATCGTTGCTTGAACCCGTGTATCCGTAATAGGTCAGACCATAGGTCGCGTTGCGCGCAATGGAGCCTGCCGCCTGTCCAGCCGCAGCGGAGAATAGAAGTTGACCGCTGAGAGACGTGTTTCCTCCACCCGTTTGAGTGATAGTATTGCTAACCGTAAGAGCCCCGCCAATCGTGCCGGTGCCGTTGGCTTGAAAGTTGCCTCCAAACGTCGGGCTGTAGGCGGACAGCTTCCGCGTACCGTTGGTTGCGCCGTCAATGGCTACGAAATCGTCAGACGACGAACTGGAAGCGGTAGACGGGAGGGAATTGATGCGAATGTCGGCCATGTTAGGTGACGGCGATTAAAGGATTGGACAAATTATCTACGAAACGATCCCCAGTGGCTGTAACCAGCGTGTAAATGATGTCAGGCGGAAGCTGCGTCTGCCTAGACATAATCACAGGACTCCAAAACTCACGGTCAGCCATAAGTGGGACAACTCCCACATACCTCACATACGGCTTGCTAAGAATTGGAGTATCGAACTGCATTAAAGGAAGTTGAACTCCTGAATCTCGCACACCACATCCGTCGAGTCATCACGGATGGCCTTGGCATTCAGGGCAAGCTGGCGGGTCCAATAGGCCGTACTACCATCAGGATACTGGAAGCCAAGGGAGGTCGTGGGGCTCGTCGTACCATCCAGCGTAACGCGGGCATTGGCACCCGTAAACTGCACAAACACATGGGTGGTGTTGGCGTTCAGCGTCCAGTTGATGATGTTTGCAGCCGTGCTGCTAATCGTGCGCTGGGTGTGAGTAGTTCCAGTCTGGGCAATAGCCTGAGACGGGGTGTTTACAATCTTCGCGTTAGCCATGTTGGTATTCTAACAGTTAGTTGCGCCGATAGGCTCGGCTCATATGGGTTGAAATTCGATGGGCAAGGATGCCTACGGACCTCGTAACATCCACCTTCATTAGCTGATCTTGGAGGATGCCTTCCGCGACCTTTTCCTCAACGAGCGCCTTCTCGTTCTGGGCGTCAAGTCGGAGGAAGTCGGCATAGGTTCCATGCCCCAAGTACTCCTTCCACTCTTCAGGGATGTTCGTCGAAGCCGTCGTATAGGGTCCATTCCACTCCTTCTTGTAGGTGACGAAGGTTGAGGTTGTAGGAGCCGTATCCCCAACAACATGGGCACCAATGCTATCGACGTAATACTCCACCTCAACTGAGGAATACTGGTAGAAAGGCTGGTAACTTTTGTGGATACGGAGATAGGTGTCGATGGTGTCGAGACCGGCCTGACTGTAGGGAATGATGTTGCTGTTGAGCGTTGCCGTGCCACTACCCGTACCAGTCCCCGTAGCCACAAAAACCACCCCAACCGTGTTGGATGCCGCGCCAATGCTCACCCAGTTGGTCGAACCTACCGTCAAAATGGTGTAGGTGTAGCCAGCCACAATGGCTGTGGCATTCACCGTCGTCGTCTTGTAATTACGGGACTCACCAACCACCAACCACCTAGGCCAGAAGTCCGAAGCCTCGTAGGCCAGCTTAGCACGACGATTGACCAAGGTCGTGATCAGAACCTGCTCCTGAGTCGTGAAATCGGTGACACCGGCCAAAGCCTTCACCTGATTGAACACGTCACTGTAAGTGATTTCTTGCATCAGATTTTATTGGGAGCGAGATGCGGGAAACGCTTCTGGTAGTCCTTGATGAAGCCTTTGTCGTGCATGGCCTCATGCCCATACTTGCGGCGCATATTGAACCACTCAAAGCCGGGGGTAACAGCCAGACAACGGAGGTTCTTGAACCCAAACTTCTGGTTATCCTTAATCTTCTCGGCGTGCTGGGCGCAAATCTTCTCACGCTCACCCTCCCAAGCCTGTTTCAGCTTGATGCCGGTCGTGATTTCCCGAATCAAAGCTCGGTCAATCTCACCGTCCGAATACCTAGGGAGTGCCGTGATGATTTGCATAAAAAAGCCCGTGCGGCATTGTACCACACGGGCTCTTGTTAGGGGATTAGGCTAATCAGGAAACAACCGTGATCTTGCCGTGGGCAAGGGGGCTGAAGACCTGAAGCGCAATCGCGCCGTCCACGAAGCCACGCTGACCGCCACCCTGATCGGGCACGCGGGTCGAACCGAGGCTCATCAGTTCCGCAACACCGACATAATTCGGGTTGAGGATGTAGCCACGGGACGAGTCAGGCAAGCAGGCAGGGTTGCCGTTGATGACCGTGATGATGCCGAAGTCGGAATCATAGGTGTTCACCGAGAGGGTGATCTCCTTGTCCGTCGCCATCTGATTGACGTGATAGACGTTCTCGTTGGTGTTGTTGTCCGAACGAGCGAAGCCCGACACGGTGCGGCGCAGGGTCGTGCCAGCAACGAGCGACAGGGCATCCACCGTACCCGTCTGGGTGAAGATGGAGGCGATGAGGCCGTTGAAGGCATTCTCCGTCAGGGTGCCAGACGAGTGAATCGAAGCAGCCGGGGTACGGAAGTTCGACGGAACGTCGGTGGGACCAGCACTGTCCAGCCAGTCACCAAGACCACGGGTGACGTAGCGGGTCGAAGCACCGTCCTCAACGGAACGATCCTGATCGCCGCACAGCGTCTTTTCCATGTCACGCTTGGTTTCGCGGATCGCCTTCGCCTCAGCCTCGGCAATGCGGGCCGGTCCAACGGACTCAACCGCCTGCTGAAGCTGGCTCACCATGAAGTCACGGCGGAACAGTTGGATGTAGTTGCCCAGACGAGCGCGGCCAGCGAACTTGTCAGTGTAGCTGGAGATGTCCGCACCTTCCTGAATACCCGTCGAGGACGGGGTAGCCAGCACGTCCACAGTCCACTCATTGAAGGTGGCGGTGGCCTTGCTCTTGTTGGCGAGCGAGAGGACCGGGGTCTCCTCGGGAGCCAGAATGGTCAGAACGTCCGTGAGGTCTTCACGGTTGGAAACGCCAGAACCGGGGTTCGTGACATTGTAGGTATTGGAAAAAGCCATTGTAGTTAGATTTTAGAATGTTGAAGAGCACGGATTGCTTTGAAGTCCTTGTAAGACCCGCTCTTTGAGAAGCGAGACGAAAGGTCATTCAGGGCCTTCGACTGACGGGTCTCGGGCTTATTGGAGTCGGCTGACTGGCTAACCACGGGAGACGGCGGGGAGAGTCGTGACGTAGGTTTGCTATCTACGGGACGACGGGCATACAGGCTATTCGCTGCATGGGCCAGCAGGTAGGGAAGCTGCGGAGCAACATCAGGAAGCATCTTTTCGATGTTCTTGAGACGCTCATCGCTAAGCATCGCCTCATACTGCTTGCGGACATCATTGTCCTCTCCTTGGAGCCAAGGAAGCTCAGTTTTAGCCCTGTCAATGAGGGCTTGCTTAAACTGAACCCGCTCGTTCGCCAATTTAATCTGCTTGTCCTGATCGGGCAAGTAGACATCCTTGGCCTTACGGGCCTTTCTCAGGGCCTCCTTGATTTCACGCTTCGTGTAGTCCTTGCCGTTGACGTTTGTCAGAACGTCGTCAGCACCTAGGTCTTCGCCCTTTTCGAGCAAATCGTCGGCCCAGTCGATGACCTCAGTGACTTCCTGAAACTTAGCTTGAAGCTCGTCAGGCTTGTCAATGTTGGCGTAAGGATTATCCTTCACCTTGGCCTCCAACTGGTTTGAACCACGTTTGCTAAGCTCAGCTTGAAGTGCGGCCAGTTGCTCTTCGGCAGCTTTGCGCTTGGCCGTAAGTTCCCCAAATCGGGCTACAGCCTTGCTGCCGAGCTTCTGGGCAAGCTCTTTAAGCTCTGCCTCGCTCATAGTTTCCAGATCAACGTCCTTTGAAAGAACCTTCTGCTCTTCCACGGGCTGAGCGGCTTCAGGACTTGGCGAGGGCTCTTCTCGCTTCGCTTCCTCCTTCGGCTCCTCTGGCTCGTTTTGAGCAACAGGCTGTTCCTTTGGCTCTTGGGGCGGATTTTTCGCCTTCATAGCCTCAGACATGGCCTTATATCGCCTAGCGATGAGTTCGCTATTTGATATGTTTTTAACCACAGGATTTTGGTCGGCTCCTGCGCTAGCCGTTTGGACTTCGTTTGACATTATGGGTGCCGTCTTTACGCCACGGGCATTGCGAAGCCCGCAGTATACACCCTGTCAGGCTAAGAAGGCAGGCCCTGCGCCATACGCACCGCTCGCTTCATTAGAAGCCCTTGGTAGCCGCACATGGAGAGTATCTCGTCATACACCTGAATCTTGCCGCTAATCTCACGCAAACGGCCTTCTGGGGCACGCTGGAGTTGACCAATGGCGGCTTCACGTCCCGCAGCCACCCAATCCAGAAAGTCCAAGAACTGCTCCCTCTCTCCTAGAAATCTAATCTGCTCCTCAAGGGGGTGCTTGCGATTAAATAAGTTCATATTGTTCATTAAGTGCGCTAATAGCGTGTAAGTGTCAAGCTTTTAGGCTTTACACGTTTTCAAAATCCCCCTCACACTCCCCCTTTCTTTTGGGGGTTTCTTTTAAAATTCAGTACTACTCCGCGAGTCTACTGTTGTAGATTCTGGGTGTTCATCTGACCCATCTGAGCGGGGGCAGTACCAATCTTGCCAATCTGAGCATTCTGCATCTGCTGCAAAGCAAACTGATACTGACCAACATATTTCTCCAGACGAGCCCTGAAGGCCTCATCCTGCTGGAGACGCTGACCCACATCAGGCTGTTGGGCATACTGCTGGACAACCTGTAGGGCAATCTGGGCACCGTTTGGACGAGCCCCAACCTCAATGCCAGCGTAAATTTTGGAGAGGTCTTCCGTGACCATCTTGACCACTTGCTGGGAGGCTTGCTCGGCAGGCTGGAGAATGGCGTCGGCCATGATGGGGTCAATCGCCGCAGCCATTGACTCAAGCAGGCTGTCCGCATTGATGCGGCCATTCTTATCCAACTGGAGAAGGCTGACAAACTGACCAAGGCGGGCTTCCTGCGTGTCAGGATCGTTGTTCAGCACATCAAAGCTAATCTTGATGTCGAAGTCCTCGTCAGGGTTGCCCTTCTCAAAGCGCATGGGATCAGCCACGCCAGTGACGCGGAAGAACACCTGATCGGGGCCGAACCTCTGGTAGCACTTGAATGCCATCTTGATGACATCCTGAGCATGGGAGAGGAACTTGTTTACGAAGTATTGCTGGCGGACTTGGCTGAGAGGATCGTCCACAGCCAAACCAACAATCTTGTCAGCAGCCGCAATCATGGTGCGTTCCATCTCAACGGAGCCCGGATTGTACGGAGGAGTAGGCCCAAAGCTGATTTCTCCAGCACGCCGAATCGGGATGTATCTGCCCGGACCATAGTCCGAGGGGGCATTGCCCGGAGGATGAAGAATCGGGGGAAGAGTGGCTAGGCTGTTACGGTCGGTGCGGCTGTCACGCTCAGCCTTCACCTGATCCTGAGGGCCGCGCAGAAGGTCGGAGAACGTCTGAAGCTCGTACATCCGCTTGGAGTCGTTGCTCAAGCGGGTAACTACGAACGGATAGTCGTTGTAGCCGTTCAGAAGCTCAAACTTGGCGTAGCCCTTCACATCTCCAGTTCCAGAGAACTTGGGATGGAAGATGGTGCAGTAGATGCCTTCAGAACCATCCTCGGAGTCGATCAGGCGTTGGAAGCCGTAGACCACCTCAACAAGCTCATTGGCGTTGTACTGCTGGCGATAACGGGTGTAGGAAAGACCACGGGTGCCATAAACACTCTCAAGGTTGTAGGTGTTTACGCCGCGATACTTGGAACAGATGTACTCCGCCCAACTCTCATCCCATCCATCAGAGACAACGCGGGACAAGACCTCCTGAACCGAAAGGAATGTGCGGTAAAAGACAAAGGGAGCCCGCTGCGGATCAATGCAGTAGGACGGGAAGAACACATCTCCATCAGGAGCGCAGGTTTGGAGGAAAGGACGATCAACGGACAGACGGCTGACCGGAATCTCACCCACTCCCTTGTCGCGCAAGTCCTTCAAAGCCTTCTTAGCCCGCTTGTCGATTAGGTCGGGGTAGACAGTCTTCAACATCTTGATGATGTCGTCGTCGTTCTTTCCTTCGATGATCAGCTTGGCGAGGTCGGGGGAATTGGCGGCAATCTGCTGGAGGTCCACCTTCTGGAGGTAACGCTTCTCCATGCGTTCCCATCCGATGTAGGTGATCATCAGACCACGCTCAAGGAAGTAGTTGGCCGCAAGCTCCATCTCCTGACGGAAACGGGGGATGTACGAAGCCACCATCCACTTGAGAAACGCACTAACCACGCGGGCTCGGCCAGTGTCCGAATGCTCAGTCGGATAGGCACGGATGTTCGCCCTGCTCAGCGAAGACATGAACAGGGAGACGTAGTTGTTGATCCGCTCGTCGATGATGCGGGCTTCCGTATCGGACGCTCCCTCCCAAGGGAACGCATCCGCCCCATGCTTCCTCATGTCCTGCGACTTACCCGGCCAATAGCAACGACGGTTGTCCCCGCTACTGATACACTGGTTGAAGTAGGTGGAAAGCTCTGAGAGCGTGCGATCATACGCACCTCGCAGCGCAACTACGTCGGGACCGTCTTGGTCAACAAAGGTTAGGGCGTGTTGCGACTTGGTTTCTTGCATGGATGGTCTTGCCCTTTATCATAGCACGCTTTTGCGTGGGAGATGGCGTTCTTTATGATGTTGGACACATACTCCTTCGGACGACCAATCTTGTCCGCCAACTCCTCTGGAAACATCTCCTGAGAGTTCTTGGACCTCAGCCTAAGCTCAAACTCGTAGGCTATGAGCCGATCCGAGTGTTGAAGGAGCCACTTGTTGTCCGTTGTCGGATCAATGGGGTTGTCCTTCGACATATCGGTAGGAAGTGCCATTAGCATCACTAATGGCCTCAATTAGAACGTATTTGCCTACCAACTTGTTTGTAAGGCGGCGAGGAATGATGGCGGCGATTCGGCCTAGATCGCGCTCATTGCAGATGCAATAGACCCACTGTGGGTTCTTGGCCTGCTGAACCACCTTCACCTTGAAGACATCCGTCTGCTTGGGAGGAGCCTCCTCCACTACAGGAATGTCAGCGACTGGAGCTTTTACCTTCTTCTTCATTAGTAGCCTCCCCTTGCATTAGCCTTGGTTTTCATTGCGTCCTTAGAAACAAACCCAACCCCAGACACCGCCAGATAGCGGATGACATCAATGGGGTCTTTCCATGCCTCATCCTGCCCGCCTTCGGCTGTGTATTCCTGAAGGGCTGAGATGATGTTCTGGCATCTATCTGAGATATAGAAGTGTGGCCTATTGATTGAATCAATTGGATTCTTCTTGTTGTATGACATTTTGGTCTGAAGAGCCTGTAGGCCGTCCTCAATGTCAATGCCGGGGGCTGGGATGAACACTAGTCCAGCATCTGCCAAGTCTTCGATGATTGATGAAGCCCCGTCTTGAGTTTGGTACTTGGCTGCGCCTAGACGTGGGTCGATCAGACGTTCAAAGATGGAGTCATTGGTTTCGGTCTCTAGGCTGGTAATGAGATCAACGTAGTCCTTGATTCCGTAGCCTAGTCCCTTGGCTCCTTCGCCAGAAGACCACTTACCACCAGACCACTTAGCCCAGTCTCCAACACTAACATCAGGCCATTCCCGATAGACGGTCCAAGTATCGGACTCATCTATAGCCACCCAAGCCATAAACCAGTTCTTGCGACCAGCAGGGTCCAAGATCATGTACTTGGTCTTACCCTTCAATTCTAGCTTCTCATGCGGCAAAACATTAACTTCCCGCGAGAAGTTTGGGAACTTCGTACTTACCGATTTCGTAGCAATGCCATAAGCACGTGTAAGGATTTCATTTTCCGGTCTTCCGGCAAGGTCTTTGGAGATACGGTCGTAACCACCGAAGGGGTTGTCCCTACTGTGGAAGTAAATGATCCCCGCGTCACGGTTCTTTGATTTCTGCAAATAGGGCACACTTCGACCGCCAAGAAGCTCTGCTTGCTTTGCTCGCAAGAGTTCCGCTCCTTGGACGTAGTCCCTAACAACTTCTGTATAACCATCAATAGGAGTGAAAGTAACAACAAGCTTGCTGTTGCGAGTAGCAAGACGGAACCGTAGCGTTGCAAGAAGCTCAGGTCCAATAAGGTATTCATCGCACCATGCGCCAATGTTGATCCAATTAGGATCGCGGCAACCAAGCTCAGCACCTTCAAGAATTGTATCGTTGTTGAGATATTGCGCATACGTCTTAAAGATGATGGCTGACTTGCTGTTGGGCAATATCAGACTGGACTTACTGAAGCCGTTCTTTCGCGTGTAGGAGACGTTCTCTTCCGTTCCAAGCACCTTCACCCTGTACTCCTCGGGTAGGGCGTCATACACCGCAGACTGCTGCTGACGGATGGACACATCCGCGTTCTGGGCAAAGCACATAATGACGGACTGAGGGTTCTCCACCGCCGCCTTAACCACTGCATGAGCCGCCCAGCTTGTCTTGCCTGAGCGATTGCCCCCACTCACCAGAAGCTCGGAATGTGTACCTAGAAGCTCCTCCGCATCCTTCCAATGGGGAAGCTTCCACCCATACCTGTACGGATCGCGTTTGCTATTTGCGATTGCAGAATGGTAAACCTCATGGAGTTTGAGGACATCCTCAGCAGCCATCACGGCCAACTCCTCGTCAGTTGGCGGCTTTAGGACTTCGTGCCTTTCCCAGCTAAGACTCAAGGCTTTCCTTGCTCAAACAATGAGCAGATGATATCCCTAGCCGTTGCATTTGGAAACGGATAGTTCCTAACGTCATCATGCTCGTTAGATTTACGAACAAGCGCCACAAGAAAAGACTGAACTTGGTCGTTGTGAAGACTTTTCAACTTATCAATAACTTTGTTTATTCGTATCGCTTCTTCGTTCATGTTGAAAATACTAGTCCTTCTTTTCAACGACTTCCGTCGGACCCAGCTTGTACTTCACCCCATCCCACCTATCCCCATCAATCAGCCACTCAAACACCTGCTCACGGTTTAGGTCCGTAGCCTTGCAGATGGCATTAATTGCGCGGCTCAGAAGAATCTTCTGAAACTCAAAAGCCAGCTTCTTATTCTTATTGGGTAGTTTCATTTGTAACAGGCTTAGCAAGAATCTCCACAGACCCAGCCTTCAGCTTAGCCCTAGCCTCCTCAATGGCCTTCATGGCGTCCTCCAAGCTCGGGGCTCCAGCCTTATGCTCCACCACCACCTTGTTCTCCCCCATAGCTGACAAGAACTTGTCGTTAGCTATGCCCCAAGGCAGCGTCAAATCCCTGATGTTAGTCCGCGCCAACTGCTCAGGGTCCTCCGCCAACATCCTCATCTTCTCCTTCTGAAGCAGCCTTAGCCCCTCCGCTATGTCCAGAGCATCCTCCGCCAGCATAGCCCTACGCTCATCCAAAGCCGCCTTATGCCGCGTCTTCAACCGACATATCGTCTCCCACTTCATCCCAGTCTTAGCCCTAATTGTATTAATGGACTCCCCCTCAGCCAGAAGCTCCAAGGCCTGCGTAGCCAACACAGGGTCCCGCCGCTCAATGTAGTTGCCCACATTGTTAGCCTGCGCCGCTATGCTCAAAGCCAAGTCACTCACCTTCTTCTTCTTGGGCATGGCCTATAACACCAACATTAGCCCAAACAATCAAGAACATTCTTAAAACTTATAGCCTTACACACCAAGACTTTACAACTCCATTAAAGAATCTGTGTAACTTTTAGCCTCTATCTCCCGTCCTCTAACACAGGTTTATGAGACCCCTTTGTAAATTTTTTTAAAGAGGTTGATGGATCAATCCCAATTTTCCCATCACCCCCCCCCGAGTCAACCCCCTCCCCCCCTCGGAGATTACGTACGTAAGGGTACGTATACGTAGAAATGCGTAAGTAGTGACCGCATTAGGCTAACTAATGAAAGGCAAGGCATTAGATGGACTGATTCTCCCGCGAGAGACTGTTTTCCATTAAAGAGGCTAATGGGTTCAAACAACCCTTGCAATCATTCTCTCTTTTAATAGTCCGCTTTGCTTGGCATTAGTGTTTCTGATTTGCCCGGAAAAGGCCTTTCCTTTGGGTTTAAGGGGATTCGACCGGAAGCCTAGGTCCTAACCCTCGCGGCGCTTCAAATTGCGTCTAATGCGTTTTGGGGAATTTTCCCTAATAGTGGGTATTAGCTTTTCTACTTGCGTTTCTCTAAGCAAAGAAAGCTTGACTCCAATTCCTAATTGTCTTTTAATTACGGCGAAGTTAGGAAACCAAAACAAAGGAAAAACAGTGAAAACCGAAAACCTAGTTCCGACATGGGAAGCCGTCCTTCCCATTTATCTGATGGCGTACGAAAACGGCGAAAACAAAGGACGGTCCGCCGCTTTAGAGGAGTTGCAACGCATGGCCAAGTTAGCGGACCTTTATCTTGCGGCGAAGAAAGGGGGTGCCCTGTGAGCCTCTCCGGTGCAACCCTAGTTCCCGCATATGGTCGGGACTATAAGTCGGCGGCGGAAGTTATTTCCGCCTTTCAGTCGGGAAAAGACTTTTCCCTTGCTTCAATATTTCATGGCGGCGGCTACGTCTCGCGCTCGGATTTCTCGGAAGGCGACAAAGTCTTTTTGCGGTATTCCAAGTTGCGGAAGGTTGCGGCGGCTACCGTGGGAGGTGACCTTTGAAAGCCAGTGAAGCATGGGAAATTGTCGGCGGCTTGTCCTCGCCTTCAAAAATGCCCTGTTATGGTTATTCCATCCCGGCGCGCCGTTGCATTACGGGAAGCAAGTTGGCCAAGGTTCCCGGGAGTGTTTGCGCGGGTTGCTATGCGCTCAAAGGTCGATACTTATTCGGGAACGTGCAAAGCGCCCTTGAAAGGCGATTTGCTAGCCTTTCAAACCCTTTATGGGTGGAGGCTATGGTGGCGGCTATTTCCCATTTTGAAAAAAGCGGCTTTTTTCGCTGGCACGATTCGGGAGACTTACAAAGCGCGGAACACCTTGGAAAGCTTTGCCAAGTTGCGGAAAGGCTTCCCGGGATTCGTTTCTGGCTCCCGACACGGGAAATTGCCTTTGTTCGCGAGTACCTCGAAAGCAACGGGAAGATTCCTGAAAACCTTACAGTGCGGCTTTCCGCTTTTATGGTTGGGGAAAAGGCTCAGGAAAGCGTTGCGCGGCGGCTTGGCATTACTGTTTCGGAAGTGGCAACGGCGGAAGCCTCCTGCCCTTCGTCAAAGCAGGGCGGGAAGTGCCTTGACTGTCGCGAGTGCTGGGACCGGTCGCGCTTTGTCGTTTCCTATTTGAAACACTAACCATGAAAAAAGGTGACCTTTTGCAAACGGCGGCTTGGCTATTAGTCGCTTGTGGCGGATTAGTTGCGGCGGCTTTCCTAGCCTTATTCGGCGGCGGCTAATTCCTTCCCGCTTCCTTCCTAGGCCTTCCTTTACCGGGAAGGCCTTTTTTGCGTCTCTTTGCCTAGGAAACGGCGGGAAAACCCTCGTTTCTTTGCGTTTATAGGCATTCCAATTGCCCTGCCTATGTCAAGGTCTAGGCTTCGCCCTGTTTCCCGTCTAATGCAAATGAAAAGGCCTTTGCGAGCCTATGGGGAAACATGGGGAAAATTCCCCAATTCCTGTCCTACGTACCCGTACGTACGTATTCCTACGTATACGTATTCCTACGTAGTACCCCTGTGGGCCTGTAGGGGTTGCGGCGATTTATAGGCGCACGCGCATTATGTGGAAAAGCGCCTTAAAGGTGCAATCCCCTTAAAGCATAAATCCCCCTTAAAGGTGAAATCCC